GTAAGAATTGTGTGTGCGTCAAGATTGTCTTGAACATCTTCAGAAATTCCATCTGCATAAGTATTTGCTCTGCCTTCTGCAAGACTAATTTCTGTGCTTGTCTTGTATGCTGACCAAACTTCGTCTGATGCAGTTGAAGCATCGTTGATCAATCCATCTGCATACTCTTCTGCAGCTGTCTGTGCTAAACCAATTTCTGTGTTTATCTTAGATGATGACCAAGTTGTTGTTGATGTTGTTTGACCATCTTGAATTTGATCATCTGCATAATTTTGAGCATTTGTAAGTGCTTGTGCTGCTGCACCATTTGCATCGTACCAAGCATCTACAGTTGTGCGATCAATTTCAATTTCATTTCCTGTTCCGCCACCAAGAACAAGTCCTGTTGCGATTTGAACATTGAAAGAACCAGATTCGTACTCAATACCATCACCAAGGGCTGCAGCGACTGCATCCTTAGCACGAGTATCTGTGAAGTACTTGTTTGTTGCATTTTCTGCAAGATCTGCTGTGTCGTGGTTTGAAAGGCTTGATACTGTACCAGTTACGTTACCTGTTACGTTACCAGTTAGGTCTGCTGTGATTGTTCCTGCAGCAAAATTTCCTGAACCATCACGCTTTACAACCTTGTTTGCTTCATTAGCAGATGTGGCTGTTCCACCAATAAGACTAACGATGTAGTCTTGGTCTGCTTGCTTCTTTGTAAGAATGTCAAAATTGTTGACCTTGGCAGTTGTGCCTTCAACAATCAGCCCATTCTTTACCTTAAAGTCTTTATTTACTGTTGCCATTTTTTATCTCCTTGTTGGTTAAGCCTTTAAACCCATACGAGCAAATCGTACGGTTATAGGCGTAATACCCACTGCTGGCGTTACAGAAATATTTACTGTATTCGCCACCCTAGAGACGCTAATGGTGCCAATGTTCCCATCGTTGTCTATTGTTCCATACTCGCTAACGGAAACACCGTTTCCATCAACAAGTATAGTCATTTCTGTTGCATAAAACTTATTATCTCCATTTGTTGTCTTCTTTATGGAGACTAAGTACTTGACCATTCGCCAAACAGTTGCATCAAAGTTATCAATAACTGTTGCATTCTGAATATCTGAAATAGTGTTCTCATTGTTTCCAGACGATCCTAAGTCTGTTGACTGAGCAGCTGTAGTATCAATCAGGTTCTCATAATCTGTCTGTGTAGGACGATCTCCTGTTTGAAATGTTGACTTTATTGAGCTAAGTGGTAGTCTGGACATATGCTTATTATAGCATATTTATATTAAAGTATATAATTACTGTAGCCAATAATTTGAAGCGGAATTGGAGGAACAGCACTTGCTCCACCTGCTTCAATGCGAATTGCTGTTAGTCTAATTCTAAAAGGTAGTGTAGAGTTTATAACTACATTTTTGCTTGGAGCACTAATACTTGCTCTAATTGCAAAGTCTTGCTCAATTCTTTTTGTAAATACTGGCCTGTCTTCATATATCTTAACAGTAGCCATTATGCAGTTACATCCTCAAGGACAATGAGTTTGCCTTGAGCTACCGTCCAAACTATTGCATCCTGATCAAGTGAAACCTCAATATCAAAAATATCATTGGTTTGAAGATTGGCTGTTTGTGATGCTGTCAAAGAAACAGTAAACTCTCCAACAAGGTCATCTGCATCTTGAATTGGTGTTAATGTGTAAATAAGTGTTGCTGTATCTGTCATTTCTCCAGGAACTACTGGGTTTGTAGTAGGACGCTTAATCTGCATAGAAATGTTCCAGTCAGGGATAACCAAAGGAACTTTAGCATCATCAGTTAAATAAACCTTAAAAGCTGCTGTGTCGCCCTTAACAAAAGTCCAGTTTACGAATGGTGGTCTTTCACCAATGTCGTATGTAGATGCTTGTCCTCTGAATGTAGCCATTTTTATATTATACCACGATGAAAACAACAAATAAAATAATTTAAAAAAATATTACAAAAACTTGCCTTTTGGGTCAATTTCATGTTATACTTAGATAGTGCTACCAACTGGTAGCATCTTTAGTCTCTAGGAGGTTATTATTATGAGAAGAGATAAAAAGATTTGGATTGGAATCCTTGCTGCACTTGGGCTTATTGCACCACTAAGTAATGCAGCTAACGCTTTAAGTACTGAAAATAATCTGAGTAAACCAGCTTTAGCTGAACCTTCAACCGCCAAGGCGGTTTTTTTGGTTTCTAAGCCTAAAAGTTTGGTAGCAGTAAAAAAGAACCTAGATGTTCTATATAAATATCAAGATGCTGTTAGCCTTACAGATCGTCAGCTAAAGGAGCTTTTGCATGCCGTTGGTTTTCGTGGTGAAGGCCTAGTCAAGGCTTGGGCTGTAGCCAAGAAGGAGTCTAATGGACGACCACTTGCTTTCAATGGCAATGTAAAGACTGGAGACAATTCTTATGGTATCTTCCAGATCAATATGCTTGGAATGCTAAAAGAAGGTCGTCAAGATAAATTTGGGCTCAACTTTAACAGTGAGCTTTTAAACCCTGTCATTAATGCACAGGTTGCATATCATATGAGTAATGGTGGAAAGAACTGGTCTGCTTGGCATGGCATTACGCCAAAGACTAAAGTTTGGATGAAGAAGTTTCCAATCTAAAAAGGAAGATCTTTATTGAGCGTTGTTGGGTATTCATCGTTACCCCTCATAAATACTGTTGAAAAGTATCTTGTAGAATCACTTAAAACTGGCAAAGAGCCATGTAGGATTTCTCCTCCGTGGAGTAATGCTGAACCTGCCTTTGGCTTTATAGTGATACCAAGCTCTGGATAGTCAATTTCTCCTCCAAGATAGTCATCATTATAATAAATTACCAAACCATAACCTAAATAGTAGCCTGCTGGTGTTGTATCATTATCACGATGAGCCTTAATTTGATCATCCTTTTTAAATCTAGATATTTTTAACTCTGTTTCACAATAAAAATATGAAGAAAATATATTTTTAACCTTGTCAAAAACAATCCTATTGCATAAATCGTAATGATCAGATAAAAACAAGCTTTTACCATACCAAAAGTCTTTAGTATTTGATATGTGATTTGTGTCAAACCAGCTTGTTGATGGTTCATTCTCTATAACTTCCAAAATACTATTTAGTTCATCTTGACTCAAAAAGTTTTCAATCTCATAAACATCTTCAGCAAGCTTATTGATTATAAAGTCATACTTCATTTTATCCAAACTTACTGCTATGAATATGGTTAAGTTCAATGTGATTAATGTTTACGTGACTTGGCAACTCAGACACCCAGCGAATACACTCTGCCATATCTTCTGCAGTTATTGCACTATCCCGCTTTTCTTCTTGAGTATCAATAGTTCCTGGACAAATTTCTGTTATCTTAATATTATAGGCTGGAAACTCTAGACGCATTGTATCTACAAGAGCCATTTGGCCTCTTTTGGCGTTGATGTAGTTACCACCAGAACGGTATGGTACTTTTCCACCTAAAGAGCTAATGAATATGATAGTTGGAGATTGAGATTTTTTCATTGCTGTAACAAACAGCTGAGAAAGATACATTGGTCCTGTTACATTAATGTCATACGCTGTTCTAAAATTTGCTGGAGTTTCGTTTATTATCATTGTTGGACTTGCACCACCACCAGCATTATTTACTAAAAGATCTAAAGATATATCTTTATATTTTTCAGCAAAGTCTTCTATCTGCTTAGAGTCAGTTATATCTAACTGGTAAATTTCAACATTATCTGAAACTAAGTCTGACATCTTAGATAAATTTCTTGATACAGCTATAACATGATACCCATTTTGAGACAACAACTTAACTGTTGCACGACCAACACCTTTGCTTGCCCCTGTTACAATAGCAGTCTTCACTTACATACTTTCGTTGCGATTAAGACTCATGTTGTTGTGAATCCAGTGTCCAGGAACCATATACTTATGTCCAGACTTTACAACATGGGCTGTGTGAAAATATGGTGCTGATGCTGGAAATATTATTACACTGTTTGCTTTTGGTTTAACACCAAAATCTATTGATTTATCAGCAACTGCTACATCGTAGTCTAAATCAACAGCTGGTGCGCCACGCACCCATCCATCAGAACTAGTCCACCCACCATCATAATCTTTTAACTGAAAAGAAATCTCTCCGCCTTCACAGTCATCATTTAAATACATAACAAGCGAATATCTTAGTGTTTGATCTCCATCTAACTGATCAAAATGTGCACCCATACCCATTCCAGAGTTGTATTTTTTAATGTTAAATGTTGGAAATAGTCTTGGCTCGTCAAAATCTCCTAAAGATGATGCATAGTCCTTGCATATATTAGTAAATGTTGTCATTACGGCATCATAAATATATTTGCTTTTTTCTCCAA